TTTCGAAGTCCTTAGACTCGGGTTCACTCCTCAACATACTCGTGGAAGTAATAGAACCGTTTAGTCAAATTTCGAGCTAAAATTACAAAATCTGAATTATTATCAGCCCATTCATTTGGTCCGATACAATCTTCAATCACATCTTCATCTCGATCATATCTTGTATTCCAATCACTAGAAGGTTTAACAAAATCATAGTACCTTCCATTGATATAAATATCTCCCTTCTCAGGGTCTGCGACAAATGTCGCGTCAGAATCATAAAACTCTTCATTCACAAGAGAAACTGGTTCAATGACTAAAGAATCATCAGCGCCAAGCGCTATATCAGAATCCTCTAGTTTAAAGTTATAGTTTTCTGACGCATGCCAGAAACCTTTAACTTGATCTCCAAAGTCAAAACAACCCCCTCAGACCGTAATACCATCAATTTCATTGTCGGCAACATGGCTGAAACTGGTTGAATTTGACGTGAAACCGTATCTTCTGGCACCAAAGTGTGCCTAAAAGGTATACCCCGTGTATAATCATTGGAAACATGGTAATAACCATTTGATTTCAAAGCAACTTGGGTAATAGTCATACCCGAAACTGTGGAAGTTATGCCAACGGCTAAAGTCTGATCAGCCGCCGTACAAACTCCGCTAATAGTAATATCAACCAAGTCAACTTTCCCACATCCAGCCAAATGTGCTGAACAAAGATTAACAACCGTGTCATCAAACTGAAGCTTCTTGTCAGCAAAAGCCACGTAGATAACATCTGTGAACTCGTGCTGCGTCGCAATGCTCGGGTCATAAGGTGCTTTACCAGTCAAACTGTCAACGATATTCACTTCAGACATTTAAGTTTCACCCTTTAGCTGTTTAAGCTTCCATCATGAAACCCACAACCTCGGCAATGGTGTCTCGTGTCAACCTAGCTGGACCAGGTTCAGCAGTCGAAGGCTCACTCACTTGAGTAACAATATCCGCGTGCGAAAGAATGTCCCATTTAGGGTCAACCTGATACTCGGCATTCAAACCCAATTTGCTCCAATCGGGTCTAGTCTTGATGCCTTCCCTTTTCAGATTGAACATTATGCGCGTCAACAGTTGATGAGCTTCCATTTCAGCCTCGTCGAAAACTTCGTAAAGTTTATCACCGAGCCTGTAATTCATAGCCCACAAGTGCGCGTAACCCAACACGGCGTCTTCTCCGGCCCCTTGAGACAGCTTACCTAAGAAACGCTTCAGCAATATTACAGGATCTTTAGTCAAAGTTCCTTGTTTCACTATAAACGAACAGAAAGCCCCAATCAAGCTATCATAGCGTTTGTCCTCACAGGGGTCCATGTGTGAAACCTGTCCGTAAGCTAAAGAGATATTCAAAAGAAACCGTCTCAAAGTGTCATCACCACCATTGGCCATTGGCACGCCAGGAGGGATGTCGTACATTAAACATTCTCTAGCTGTAGCTGATGTAGTGTTCAATAGGTATGTCCAAATCTCGCCTGAGTCAGTCATAATTGCCAAGATCTTATGTCCGATCTCTTTAGTCATCTTCTCTTCTTTGAATCTGTCTATAATCTCTTGAGTGAAGCCAAACCACTGCATAAGCAGACTGAAAAATTCAACAGCCCAGCCTTGGGTGCTTTGATCTTGACCTTTCAAATCGTTCATAGCAAATCGTTCGCCTCTGGCAAAGTGAGAGGAAACCCATTCAGAAAACTCTTCAGGTGTCTTCCTTGCGTAGAAAAACCAATAATCAGGTTTGTTCCTCAACAACATCTCAAGCAAATAGATTCCTTTCGGCCCCCACTCAAACAGATACTTGTCAGAATGTATCATTATGGGCTGCAAAGGTTTAGCTTCGGAGAATTGCCGATCTTTCAATTTCCACTGGGTTTTAGCAGTAAGAAGAATTCCGTAATCTGGGTCAGCACGATTCAAACTGCCTTTCTTCTCGGCAAATGATCTGTCACCACGTCTTTCTTGAAATGCAATTTCACACTTGTCGTAGAATTCGCTATCAAATCGGAAGGGGACATCCCACTGCATGTATCTCCTAAAAGCGTGCCAACAGGCCGAACCAAAATCTCTTTGATCGTGCAAGTTTTTCACATTGCTAGCGTAAGAGGTGAACTTTATCCTCTGTCGCATGGCAGCCAGAAAAGAAACGTTATCTGTCTGTTTCTGCATCAAACCCCAATTTGAAATTGTGGGATTGTAATAGAAAGGGTTTTCTTCCAAACGTTTGTTGTTCAAAGCTAAATTCACAATTTTCCACCTCTTCTTCCGATTGGGTCCAGGTGTCTCATCAAACATCTGTCTCATCTTCTGCACATAATCTTTGCGCAGTTGCGGTATGTCAGGCAATTGGTCAGACCTTTCTCCATTTACAACCAATTCCGCGTCCATGCGCTCCAAATGCTGGTTGTAAAATTCAACGAAACCTTCCTTCAAAGTAGGTGGTAATTTCGTGGGCAATTTGGCTTCTACATGCACAAGTTCAGGTGGCTTGTACTCTTCCGCCACGTAATCAGGCAAAGTGTTGATATAAACTTTAAAAGCGGCACTGCCCTCATAAGCTTCTTCATAAGGGTCTAAACGTGCTCCAACTCTTTTGGCATCTGGGTCAATATGGTCAACCAAATCGGAGTAATGCTGATACGCCAACATGAAAGTGCCATTGACAACTTTCTCAGGAGGGCCTGCTAATACCAATTTCATGCTTTTAGGGAAACTGGTCGTAATCTCACGAATATTGACAGTATGTTCATACTCAATTCGAACTCGTTCCCCAGGAATGTATTTTTTTCCGATAGTAAGCCAGTTCTTTGAAAACTGCGTGCTCAGCCTCCATAACTTCGCTACGACCGTTGTAACGCCATTTTTGAACGAAAAGTATAAACCGACTTCTCGTCATTGCTGTATATATCAACCTAGCATTTGAACCGCGAAGAACGGCGTCATTGACTTCTATGATGGCCAACTCCACGCTTAAACCTTGAGAGCCTGCAAAAGAATTACTTTCGGCATCTCGTAATTGTTGAGCCCAAACGGTATCATAATGTGCAGCATAAAATTCATGACGTTGTTCCCATAACGTGAGAAGCGTACTATCTTCGAGCCAAGGCCAATACAGTTTAATATCCTGCCATTGCATGGGCATCACCTCAGAAAAAGCCCAACCTCCATCTTTCTTACAAAAGGTCGGGGTTTGCCAGAAATTGGCGGAGGTAACAGGCAATCTCCAAGTCCCGACTAGGTACATACTACAATATTTCATGTAGTAATTGGCTTCTCCCAAAATCTCAGGCCCATTAAGTATGCAATCACCATTTGGTTCATGCCATTCTGTTTGCCATGGATCACATAACATGAGATGGTATCTGGCAGTTGGATTCAATATATGGAATAAAGCCGTGTAACCTTTCGGAAATTTGTCTTCATCGGTTATGATCAAATTTGCCGAACGGTACAAAGCCAAAGCTCTCTCGAAGGTCTCAACCATTTCACCAGCCATGCCGCGTCCATTGGCATCTTTACTGGTTGCATCCAGTTTATCTCGCCAATCTTGGGCCAGCACTGACGTTGGCAGGATGACCGTGAAATTCCCCAACCTTTGAACCGACTTATCTCGCAAAATTTGTTGAGGCCTAGAACTTTTCCTACATCATGGATCACCTGCCACCATAGCGAAATACTTTTTCCCGTTCAACTTTTGAGAGTCTATCATAGCCTCCCAGGTCAGAATCTTTTGCTCGTTCATCATATTTCCTAATAGGCCAGTGGTCCCTGCCTTTAATGCTCTAACATAATCGGAAGCTCGCTTGAATTCAGGTTCCCATTCCACCCACTTGAGGGGAGGCCAAAGGTTCAATTGGTCCATTATCTTCCGCATGCTAGGTGCCCCAGAGTCAGTGGGTTTAACCCAGGGCTCCCGGATAAGCAAAGGTTTCTTTCCGCCTATGTACTTGATATGAACATTGCTGACTTCCAATTCGCAACCCCAGCGCGCATCAGTAACACCGTAATCTCTAACGATGTTGCCTTTGACGTCAACTGTGCGCACTTTAACACCAAAGCTTAAAGCCACTGGATCGATGCATTTCAAAGCAAGACCATCGCCAGCCAACGCCTCAGAACGGGGAAAAGCCCTCAACATCCTAAACAGGACAATCTCTGTGGTCTGACCCAAACCTTCAGCCAAAGCCGTTAATAAACAATCATTCCTCGGATACTCAACCATAGGATATTCAACCACATCCCTGTAAGGTATACGGTTGAAACGTTTAGAAACAGTCAGAGGATACATCAAATCCCAAAGAGTTTCTCCTGTGGCGGCATGTGCATGTGTGACAGCAGCAGGGCGACTTTTGTCCAATTTTAACCAATTGGCTTGCCGATCCTCCCAAGTATTCTTACAATACTTGTCCCCACTGGTTCTCATGTAATCTTGTTTCAGGAGGCCATCGACCACTTCTTGACGAATTTGTCTGGCGGCCCACTGCGCTTGAGTCAACTGAGCAGTGACAACACGAGTTGGAGGGGCTGCATTTTCACGCACCTCCCGCCAAGTCGTTTCCGTCTCGCCGGGAAGTTTAGTATCTTTATTCATCATTGTTCGGTCGGCTAGACCTCTCAGAACTCGCCTCAATTGAGGGTTGTCAGCTTCCGCAGCATTATGTCGCGCTTCGCAATAGGCTCTATAGTCTGGCAAACGCCAACTACCACCACGACCGACGTACTCCATGAAAGATGGACAGGCAGGACAATGCCTAATAACATCCCTAGTACCTTTCCCAAGAGAATGGGCCGTCACTTCACTTTCTTCGTCTGAAGTGTCAGAGGTGTCTGTAACATACTCTAAAGAGCCAGTGCTGTCCGTGGATGTATCCGTTAGATCGGTGCTGGAAGAGCTGGCGCTCTGTGTGATACTACGCAATGCAAAGTCAATGTTGCTATCGAAATCGCTTACCACTGTTGATTCTTCTTCCGGCACAGGAGGTAACTTTTTGGCGTAACGGCCTAAGGCTTTCACCTTCACAATGCCACATTTCACAGGCTCATCCCCCTCAAACGTAACTCTGAAATCCTTCGCTTGCACCTCTTTAATCACATCTTTGCCATACAACTTACGATAATAAGTCGTATTGTGGACAAATGGGAATATGACACTACCGTCCTCACCAAGAGTGCAAAGCATTTCAGGCTCCAGTAGTTTGGCCTTTCGGCCCATGACACAGAGCCAATTTTTGAATTTCAACCAGAAACTCAAGTGACTGTCTTCATCTATCTCCCATGATGTACCATACACTGAACCGTCATCTGAAGGTTTGACCACCACTTTAATGGTTGGGAAAATCTGCACCGGATCAAAGTGATCTAAAATTTTCCTATTGCGTTTCATATACCTAACGCTAGTCAGTTTCTGAAACAGTCGATGTATATGTCCGATGGTTTTGTAATGCACCTCCTCAGCTAGCGAATTGTAACATTTGCTCGCCAAATCACACACAGTGGCCTGCGTGGCACACTCCATTACCACTTTCACCAAAAGTTCCTTGGTTGAATGAGGGCAGTAAACTTTGGGATCACTAAGGAACATACGTAATTTAGCCCATTGATTTTCAGGTTTGTCACTGACCAAAGTCTTAGCGTACTCAAACATCTTAATGAAACTATCGACTTTGACTGGCATTACGTCAGGTTGATTCCGGAAGACTCTAGGCAAAGGCATCATGGCGAACTCAGTTTCCACCAGAAACTCTGGCGTGGCAATATGATACGGGTAAAACATCTGTAATCGCAGATTGCCTTTCTTGGCCACGACGCCACCATTCCACACAACATCGCCCTTCGTGTCTCGAACTTGACGTAACAGCGTCATCGTAGGATCGTAAGGCTGTTCGTACTTGCCACCAGAATCTTCTTCTGGGATGTAAATCAACACCGGGTCTTTCCCCTTGCGTTTTTCCACCCGCCATTCAACATATTCCGGCTCTGGAGAGATCGGAAATTCCAGAGAAAGCAAAGGGAATATATTACTCATGCCAATACATCGCAGATTGGGATTGCGATATTTCACCAAAACCATCCAGTAGGGGGACAAATAATGACCACTCTCGTCACAATACAACATAGGAGTGTCAATTTTCGGAATGTCCCAAACAGGCTCAGGCACTGAGTTAGTTCCTGCGTAACGACCAACGTCCCTCAAGTCAACAATAGGATTTATTAATTTCAGGCGATATGTGCCCACCCCATGCAAAGATTCAACGGCTCTGGAAACCATATTGAAATGGCTTTCCTTCATGCCCAAAAAAGTGCAATCTGACTTGATATATTTAGGTAATTCAACCAAGTAAACCCAGCGTCGTATGGCAGCATGTATCGGATGGGGATGATCTTCACCGTAATCTTCCAACCAAGGGATAGCTAACTGTTCCATCAAATGCTGATTCTTCTTAGGGATCTTATAAGGGCACAATTTAATCACTGAATCAATGCTATCACGAACCAAAGGTTGCAGTAGTTTTTCCAAAGCCCCGCTAACTTCAGGGCTACGAAAGTTTGCAATATTGGCATTGATAGTGGATCTCGTCGGCGCTCCAACCAATTTGGTTTTCTTGCCGTTGAGCAATTTGGCAAAGTCCAAACCAGTTATATAACCGGGATTTTCGGCAAGCATCTCTGGCACAGTTTTCTCTGTATCGAAATATACATCCTCCATGTGCAAATCGCCGTCAGGTTGCTCGAGCACAAGCCAAATAGAATTCAACTTAGCCCGTTCCCAGACACGATAACGCTCATCTTTCATCAGAGTGACACATCGTTTGCGCCACACTAGAAGAGCTTCCAACAGCTCTTGAGCTGTGACGTCGGTCCGATTAGAGTCTATATGGAAGTAAGAACCGAAAACCCTCTTCCAACAGTCACCACGACCACGGACTCTGACAGGCACTTCGACCATCTCCTGCGGCTCCTCTTCCTTAGCTTCAAGAGCATGATACAAAGCCATAATATCACGCTTAACGAACATCTCCTCAAAGACAGACTCTTGAAAAGCGCTCCATCCAGGAGCATTTGGGTAATCCATATCAGACCAATCTTCAGCGCCAATACGTCGCTTGCTATCACAACTGGTAATAATGGACCACTGCAAAGCTGCCGGCCAGCCTCTCGCAAAACGCATATGAGCCCCCTCACGGACAAACTCAACCTTCAAGTTTCTGGGAACTATGTCATTCATGGCGTAAGCCAGAGAAACATCTTCAATGAAAGGCTTGCTACCTAACTCTTCGGCCATTGCTTTTCGCATGATCTTAGGCACTGCTTTCAAGTAACAGAAACCCGGCTTCTTAGCTAAGTTTCTTTTACCGCCTCTTTGTCCCCTACGTCGTTTCAAACTGCTCTCTGCAGCAATAGGCAGGTCAGCGCTGAGCGCTATATCAAGTGCCTCGGCTTCAGCCTCACGTTTAGTGAAAATTGCGTCAACGGATTCGACAACACAGTTCGCTATCGCTCCTCTCCCGATAAAGGGCAACAAATGCCGCACAACATCCAACTGATAATTGGCCACTAGATGCTGAATTTGCGAAGGAATCCGAGATGAAACCTGTTCTCGAACATCTCGGATATAAGTGAAAGTTAAACGCAGCACGGAATAAATTTCAGAATTCCTCCTCCAAAAGTAATCCTCGGCAAGAACAGAACCATCAGTCGGGATGTAAATCCCACCCTCCTCATGCTCCAAAGCGTACATTTCTTCCTCGTAGTCAGCTTTCATCTTCCTTGCTTCACCTTTACTGCAACCGCAGTGGAAACAAGACCATTGATGAGAAGAGCTGACGGCGACCCAACCAGGGTAT